TTATACACGAATTTTATTCAATATAGTTAAAGCCTTGTCTTCTTCCTGGGGGTAGAAGTGGCTATATGTATTAAGTGTCTGCTCTATGTTACTGTGTCCGAGCCTACGACTTATCTCTAGGATATTAACACCATTATTAGCTAATAGTGATGCATGACTGTGTCGGAAGTCATGTATGCGTATATGATGTAGTCCTGCATCATCTGCAATCCTGAAATTCATTTTAGAAAGTGTAGAGTCCCGGAGAGGTCGGATACCACCGCAGATATAATAATCATCGTTAAATTCCTTGTAGGTCTTACCATGTTCTTTATGTTCTTTTAATATATCAATTAGCGGTTCGGGAAGCTGCACAACTCTATTACTAGATTTATTCTTTGGCGGGGTCTCTCTGTCTGAGCCTTGCAGCTTCTGCGTAATACTCTTTGTGATATGTATAGAGTTTCCTTTTATATCATGCCAACGCAGGGCATGTATTTCGCCTTTTCTAGCCCCTGTATAGTAAGCTATGGCAAAGAATACGTAATAATCATAAAAACTTATCTCTGTTGCGATATTCCACGCTGAAGAGGCATAGCGGAGGTACTCCTCAGGAGTATAATAATGCAGCTCTTCCTTACGTTCGTATGCATCACGGAAGTTAGGCACTTTTGCTAGTGGGTTGCTCTGCAAATATTCATTTTGCACAGCCCAATTAAGCAATGATTTGAACACTGTATATATATTGGATTTACTTCTGTGCTTTAAATCTAGGTCGCCTATACCTCTCTTCCATTCTGTCAGAGATTGGAGATTCAACTTGTTTATCCTTATATCAAGAGGGCGAACATATCTATTGAGAACTCGACTGTTTTTATCTAGTGTGCTTTCTCGGAGTTCGTGTCTTTTATCCTCTATGTATAGATCTATTAACTCTGATACTGTTAATGTACTTGATGGTGTATGATCAGATTTCTGCAACTGAGCCTCAAGTGTCTTGGCAGCATCAAGTCCATATGCAACTCTTGTAAGTGAATGAGCCTTGCCGCTATCATCTGTATAATTAACACGGACCTTATATTTTGTGAGACCATTCTTTTTATCTCCAGTTTTATATATAGGCATGATACACCTCCATAAAATTCGTATATTTTTGCACTAAAAAAGCACCTACAGTAACTATTTAGTCAATATAGTTGTAATTAAGTGGTGCTACTGATATACTCATTATCGATATTGTGTTGTGTTATTGGTGATTACATCAATAGCTCCGAATCGCTCCTATTGCCGTAGGGGCGGTTTTTTTATTTATTCAATACATTTATTAACAAATCTATATTTGTTGCATATTTCGGTTTATTTCCTAGTTCATAATCAAGTAAATAATTTTGGCAAGCTTTGATGATATTCTTCTCCTCTTTATCAAGAAAAGCTTTCATCATCTGATAAAACATGCCCTCCATATTAAATCTATTTACTTTTGTTCTATCTACAGGAAACATTTTAATAAAATGAACACCGTGCCTGTACGTGTCTTTCGTTGTATGCCTAGTAGGTAAAGGGTAGTACTGACATTTAGGAGTATTAGGGCTTATATTAGACCTAATAGGTATTGCAAAATCATAAAAACTTCCTTTATATTTGAGCTTTATTATTAAAGCACACGGGCGTTTTGCTTTTTGCAACATCTCTGGATCAACAGTATATTTTTTTAATTCTTTAGCATCCAAAGACACTATTTTCATAATTCCTCCTAAACATAAAAGGGACTCACCAACTGGCAAGTCCCTTAATAAACGAATATTATACGCCGTTAAGCACCCCGTCCGTCACGGAAGTTAAACATACGAGTGTGTTATATTCTAACCGTAACACGCGGTTCTTAAGTAGACTATACCAAATATTCTATTAACTTTCTAGTTGTTTTTATATATTTTTATGTGTTTTTTATTACACTTAATTGCTTTTAAGTGATTCCTAGTGATTCCTAGTGATATATACTGATTCCTTTAGGTTGTGCAATGGTACCAGTGTCTTCCACAATTCTATCGAATTCGATGGAATTGAAAACAGGTTTAGCTAAATGCTTCCACACACCTAAACTGGATGCTCACCATCATCTTTTCTTGATACTCTTTACCCATATACACCTCCTGCGCTATACTATGCCATCAACTCGTGTCTATTTGCGAGTTCCTGTACAATCTGAATAAGCATCACAAACAGAAATCAAGTCTCTTTTCCCAAAATTCTCCCAGTCATTTATATTTTGAACAGCAGTTGAATTGAATGTGCAAGTAATTATACTCGGGTATTTTTTGCTTGAGATGGTGACGTCATTCCATTTTACTTCTTTGTCGAATTGCATTACCTCTGAAACACATGCTGCAAGCTCCGCACCCTCGGAATCAAAGGCTTCATTGTCATTATCATAATTTCTTGAAACTTTTACATTTAGATAAATCTCTTTTGTATCTTCATGATATTCAATATCAGCCGAAGGGAAATGTTTCATTATAATGAATTTAACAGAATTTTCCGGTGCTTTATTACTTTTGTATTTTTCTAATTCTTTCTTTTCTTGAGCTGCGGCTTTCTTTTGAGCTTCAACTTTTTTGGCATTAGAAATTTCTGAAATTATACCTATTAAACCCAGACACAGAAATGCACATATAATAATTATGATAGTTCTTTTTCGTTTAGCATCTGTTATTTTCATAGCGGAATCCTTTCTTTCTTAACGCTATTTTTTACCTAGAGTGATAAGTTCCTACACATTCTCCAACTATACAAACATCGTCTATGTCTGCCAATACCGGAGAATATTCTGCGTTACAGGGTTGTAACATTATCTTGTTATCCATTTTGTACAGTTTCTTAAGCGATGCAGACTCTTCAGCGCCCCAGCAGACAGCATAGATCTCGCCGTCTTCGTAATCAAAGTCCTTGCGGAGGAAGGCAAAATCACCATCATATATGCCAACATCAACCATAGAATTACCCCTAACCTTAAGACAGTAGTCAGCTTTGATAGTGCGATCCACATAGAAATATCCCTCAAAGTTTTCCTCGCAGTAAACACCATCACCAGCACAAATCGTTCCCAGAATAGGCACCGCATAAGCTGCAGGCATAATAATATTCGATGGAAGATGTCGGCGTTCTGATGATTTATTCTCGAGATCAGTTTCGACTAACTCGCTAATTGATAAATGAAATATATCAGCAAGTTGCCTCAACACTCCCATATTAGGTTCTGAATCACCAGTTTCCCATTTTTGAATAGTAGTGAAGGATTTATAACCGACCATTTCTGCGAGTTCTTCTTGAGATATATTTCTTTGTTTTCTTAAAAATCTGATGTTGTTTGCAAAGCTCATAAAAACTCCTTGTTATTCAACGATTAGTATGTGCCTACATTATATCTAAAATAGAAACAAAATCAAGTAAACTTGATGAAAAAACAAATTAAATTGAAATAATTTCAAATAAACTGTTGACACTTGAAATAATTTCATGTAATGTTGTGACAACAAGAAACTTAAATTAAGAAAGGAAAGGTAATAATAAAATGAAATACTCGCTAAAAGAGTTAAGAGCCAGACTTGGTTTAACGCAAGCAGAAATAGCAGAAAAACTTGGAATTTCAACACAGACCTATAACTCTTGGGAGAATGATTTTTCAAAAGTCAAAATGAAAGATGCGCTAAAAATAGCAAGGCTATGTGGAATTTCAATAGATGAGTTTAAATTCTAATTTTTTTTTGCCCGATACTTGAAATAATTTCATGTAATTAAATAGCTATAAAAAGCACCAGAAAGGAGGTGCACAGGTGAACAAACTCGAGGTAAAAGATAACAGATTCTACCTAGATGGTTCAGAACTAACATTCTTGACAGAAATTACCATAGACAAACTTTCATCTAAAACGGCAAGAGTAAGCCTGTCTATGGTCGTAAAAACTACAGGTGAGATTGAATTGCCGATAGGGCTACACTGGACGCTATCTGCACGAGCGCCTGAACCGTGTTAACACCAGCGTCTTTAGCAACGTTTTTTACACGGTTCCAAAGTTTCTCGCTTTGGATGTTGCCTATAAATTGATGACCTTCTGGAGTCAGATACTTTATAGAGCAGCTACCACTCACAAACCAGCCACCCATGAGGATAAGGTTTGACAATTCCGCTTGCTTAATATGATACATTACTTCATTTTCCGGAAAGTCTAATAAACAAGACGGCATTTCAAACGGCCCGATAACCACAGAATTGTCCAGGTCTGTTTCATCCTCGACGAATAAGAGTATTGCACGTAGGCAATCAGGATTTAGTTTCATACTTAATCACCTCCTTTCATAAATATACCTGAGGTGATTATACAGCAAAACAGAAAGGAGACACACATGCAAATAGGCAATAAAGAAGTAAAAGAAATAGTCATCAAAGATAACACCGGTGAACTTATCGCAGATATTACCGATGATGACATAATCTCAAAGACCAATATAATCGTCGAACTTATTAGCACCAAAGAAGATAAAGAGATGAGTTTGCAAGAGATCCAAGTTAAGACAGCAAATAAGTTGTACGAGGCTATAGGTAGCATGATCATCAATGAACTATCTATTGAGTCAGCCGAAAGAATAGTAGATTCGCTAGTAAAGGTTATGGATGTAAAGCTTGGATAAAAAGTAGAGGTAAGGTCAATATGAAGAAATCTGAAGAGATAAGAAACATACTCAAAATTGAGAGGCGAAAACGCAACATGAATTATAAAGAGTTCGGTGCGTTGCTGGGCTGCATAGGTCGATCTGTATCTTACTGGGAAGCGGGAACGAGAAATATTTCACTGAATGCTGCAGATGAAGCATTAAAGAAATTAGGGATAACACTAGAAATAGGTAGAAACAAAGAATAATAGCATCACAACACTATATCAAGGAGGCACACTATGAACAACACAAGATTCCCTCGTGTAAGAGCCTCGACCAAGGCTGCACACGAGATATACCACAATAACACATACCTGCTGTCAAGAGATATTAAGGACCTTTTTAACTGTTCGCCTAGCACAGCGGGGAGAATTAAGAGGATAGTGCTAGAGGAGATGGCAGAGAGAAACGAACGGATTTACTCGGACATCCCTGGATTAATAGACAAAGATATTTTGTTTGAACTGGCAGGACTAGATATCGCGAAGATAGACAAGAGCTACAAGGAGCTTATGAGGTACGAAAATGTTTGATTCGATGAAAGAAGTAATGCACCAGGCGTGCGAAGAAGAGGGTACCACGCCAATACAGGAGATAATCGCTGCGGTAGGAGTTACAGCATTAATCCCAATGTTATGGATAACCCTCTACATGCTGGGGGCGAGATAAGGAGGAATTATGGATAGCATTAAATATTCAGAACTAAATGATTTGTACGAAAAACTACAAGATAGATTATCTAGAAAGCTCGATGAAACATACGTGCCATATCGACTTATTCTCACTAGCAAAGAGCGAGAAGGCTACAGGAAAGGCATCCGTGCATGTAAATCGATTATCAAAGATGAGTTCAGTCGGCTCAGTAAACAAGGAGGCAACTTATGATATTTAAGACTTTTGTAATCGGCATGGTGCTAGTAGGCATCGCAATAATCTTATCAGAGTTACACCGATACACGGTGTACAGCGAAGAGTTAGAGAGGGAGGACGAAAATGCTAGATAAAGAACGCATATACGGCTACGCAAAGGCATACCTAGAGTCGGTTACGGATCTGTTGAAGGATAAAGCTGAAGAGGCTGAAAGCGACTTTTATATAGGTGATAAAAACCTACTGAGATCGGCTCTGAATCAGTATGAGGACGATTTAAGTGAGCTAGAGGTACTCATGGAGGGAAAGAAGTATGAATAACTTAGGACTTGAACCTAAACATGAAAAGCACGGAAGACTATATCACTTCTTCAAGGACATTCTAGGCGAAGACAAAACTCGTCCTAGAGCAGAGTGCGACTGGCACGACCCAAGGCTTGATAAAGAGCCAACGGATGAAGAGATGAAGGCAATCGTCGACAGGTACGTAGATGATCCAGACGATGTGATGCCACTAGTGGACTAGGTGGCGGTTATGAAGGTGACTATTGTAAGAGACTGCTCTGATAAAGAGGATTTTGAAAAACTTCACAGAGCACTGAAAGGATTAAAGGCAAATGAAATTAATTTTAGAGCTATCAGCAGAAGAAGCGGTGAAAGCTATAGAGAATCGAACACTAGTAGCACTCGCTAATTCGCTTAAAGCAAAGCAGGAGGAGTCTAGCAATGAGCAAGATAAAAATTAATAAGCTTGAAATTGAAAATGTAAAGAGGGTTAAGGCTGTAAAATTTGAGCCCACAGCAAATGGTATTACCGTCATTGGTGGTGATAACGGACAGGGGAAAACAAGTGTACTAGATAGTATTGCCTGGACACTTGGAGGTAATAAATTTAGACCTTCACAGCCTGTTCGAGAAGGATCTGTTATACCTCCTAATCTACACATCGTTATGAGTAATGGACTTGTTGTTGAGAGAAAAGGTAAGAATTCAGATTTGAAAGTTATTGATCCGGATGGTAACAAGGCAGGACAACAGCTACTAGATTCATTCGTTGAAGAACTGGCATTAAATCTTCCTAAGTTTATGCAGCAGTCTAACAAAGAAAAGGCTAATACACTACTGCAGATTATAGGTGTAGGAGAACAGTTAGTTGCTCTAGAAAAAGAAGAACAGGATGCATATAACCGTAGACACGCTATCGGTCAGATTGCTGACCAGAAAGAAAAGTTTGCAAAGGAACAAGAGTATTATCCTGATGCACCGAAAGAGCTTGTATCTGCATCAGATCTAATAAAGCAGCAGCAGGAAATACTGGCCAGAAATGGTGAGAATCAAAAGAAAAGGGAGAACCTAGCATCAATACAAAAACTGCATGAGGAAACGGTAAATAGGGTTGAGATGTTAAAAAGGGAACTTTCAAATGCTGAAAATGAACTTGCGAAAGTAATAGGAGATTTAGCAACTGCTAGTAAATCCGCTAAAAACCTGATTGATGAATCAACCGAGGAGCTCGAAAAGAGCATAACAGAAGTTGACGAAATCAATAGGAAGGTAAGAGCCAATCTCGACAAGGATAAGGCTGAGGAAGATGCTAGAGATTACAGAGAAGAATATGATGCACTGACTACAGAAATAACTGAAATAAGAAAGAGGAAAACAGCTCTGCTGGATAATGCGGATTTACCATTAGAAGGATTATCCGTTGAAGATGGAGATCTTATTTATAACGGATTCAAATGGGATAACATGAGTGGTTCAGAGCAACTGAAGGTAGCAACTGCCATTGTCCGCAAACTAAATCCAAATTGCGGCTTCGTCTTAATAGATAAGCTGGAACAGATGGATGTAACAACTCTAAATGCATTTGGAGAATGGTTAGAATCAGAAGGACTACAAGCTATTGCTACGAGAGTAAGTACGGGAGATGAGTGCTCAATTATCATCGAAGATGGGTATGTAAAATCTCAAGAGCCAACGGTTGAAAATGCACCAGATGTTGATAAATATCCACAGACTAGATGGGAATTTTAGGAGGTACTAATGAATATAACAAGAGGGAAAATCGCAAAAGCTCAAAGAGTCGTTATATATGGTGTTGAGGGTATTGGTAAATCGACACTAGCATCTAAATTTCCTAATCCACTATTTATAGATATCGAAGGATCTACAGGAAATATGGATGTTGCTAGGCTAGATAAACCAACAAGCTTCTCAATGCTCGTTAACGAAGTTAGCTTCGTAAAAGCTAATAAAGAGGTTTGTGACACATTAATCATTGATACGGCTGATTGGATGGAAAAGTTAATTATCGAGCAGATATGTCAAGCTCATAATAAGACAGACATTACTCAGTTTGGATATGGTGATGGATTTGTAAAGCTTGAGACTGAGATAGGAAGATTTTTAAATCTACTTTCAGATCTTGTTGAGATGGGAATCAACGTTGTACTAACAGCACATGCTATTATCCGCAAATTTGAACAACCTGATGAGATGGGAGCTTATGACCGATACGAATTAAAGCTAGGAAATAAGACCACTGCTAAAACTGCAGCTCTTGTGAAAGAATGGGCGGATATAGTTTTATTCTGCAATTACAAGACACATGTATTCGCTACTGACGACAAAGGCAAGAAACATAAGGCGCAGGGTGGAGAGCGAGTAATGTATGCAGAACATCATCCATCATGGGATGCTAAAAATCGTCATGGTCTGCCATTCGAGATGCCTATGGATTACAAGAATATTGCTCATATATTCAATAAAGCAACGCAGTCAGCAACACCAGAAAGTGCTGCTCCTACATGGACACCAGGAGGTGGGGCTGTTGATGACTCAATACCACAATCAGCAGAGGTAGCTGGTGAGCAAAAGGCAGAATCAGAAGCAGAACCACAAAAGACGGATGATAACAATAATAAGGTTTATGAGATGCCTTCAAGCATCCCTAAAAATGTCCAGGACCTGATGAAGTCGGACAATGTATCAGTTGAACAACTTAGCGAGTTCTGGTCAAAAGCGGGGCATTTCCCAAAAGATATGCCTATCCAGAACATACCAACTGAATACTGGAATATGCTCAGTGCACACTGGAATAAAGTTATTGAAACTGTAAATAATTAGTTAAAAGGAGAAAAAAAGAAATGGAAAACAATTACGCAAGAGAGTTTGATTGGAATGATGAGATTGCCCAGGATAGTGAATTTTTACTACTGCCTGAAGGAGATTATTACTTCACTGTAGAGAGTTTTGAAAGGGCAAGACATACACCTTCAGCTGGTGGTAAACTGCCACCTTGCAACAAGGCAATAATCAATATCGTGATTAGTACAGCAGATGGTGATGTTAGGCTTAAGCACAATTTATTTTTGCATAGCTCAACAGAAGGATTACTTTCAGCATTCTTCGGAGCTGTTGGACTAAAGCAAAAGGGACAGCCTTTGAAAATGGATTGGAACGCAATCATAGGTAAGCAGGGTGTGTGCAAGGTAGGTCAGCGTGAGTATAACGGTAATAAGTTTAATGATGTTAAGCGCATGATTTACAAGGAAGATGTTGATAACACCAAAGTTCTTAACACGTCGAAAAATGCAGGTTTTCAGGAAGTCATGGATCCAGAAGCTTTCGCTTGGTAAAAGACAATGAAATTAAGAGATTACCAAGAAGAAGCTAGAGCCGCCATAAATTCAGAGTGGGATAGTGGAAATAAGAAAACTCTGTTGGTACTTCCTACAGGCTGTGGCAAGACGATTGTTTTCTCTAAGGTCATTGAGGATCGTGTAAGGCTAGGCGAGAGAGTTCTCGTCCTAGCCCATAGATCCGAATTACTAGATCAAGCTGCAGATAAGCTAAAGAAGGCTACAGGTCTTACTACAAGCACCGAGAAGGCGAGTGAAAGTTGCTTAGACAGTTGGAATCGTGTTGTGGTTGGTTCTGTCCAGACGCTGCAGAGATCTAAGAGGCTAGCAAACTTTGACACTGACTATTTTGACACAATAGTGGTTGATGAAGCTCATCACTGTATATCGGAAAGCTATCAGAGAGTTTTAACACATTTTGATAATGCAAAAGTACTTGGAGTTACCGCTACACCAGATAGAGGGGATATGCGTAATTTAGGCTCATATTTTGAAAGTCTGGCATATGAGTACACTCTACCTAAAGCTATAAAGAGTGGGTACCTAAGTCCAATCAAAGCTTTAACTATACCTATTCAATTAGATTTGAGCAGTGTATCTATACAGTCAGGTGATTTTAAGGCAAGTGAGATAGGTACAGCACTAGATCCATATCTTGAACAGATTGCAGATGAAATGATTAAATACTGCAGTGATAGAAAGACTGTTGTATTTCTGCCACTAGTTAAGACCTCACAGAAGTTCAGAGATATTCTAAATTCTAAAGGATTTAAGGCAGCAGAAGTAAATGGGGATAGCAAAGATAGGGCGGAGATTTTAGATGACTTTAGCCAAAATAAATACAATGTACTATGCAATTCAATGTTGCTCACGGAGGGCTGGGATGAACCTTCTGTTGACTGCATAGTTGTCCTCAGGCCAACAAAAATACGTAGCCTATATTCACAGATGGTTGGGCGCGGAACGAGGCTATCAGAAGGAAAAGAAGAGCTTTTACTACTGGATTTTCTGTGGCACACAGAACGCCACGAATTATGTCATCCGGCTAGCATTATTTGTGAAAATGAGGAAGTAGCAAAGAGGATGACTGAAAACATGGAGAGCCTTGCAGGTATAGAGATGGACATTCAAGATGCAGAAGAAAAAGCTGCATCAGATGTCGTTACTCAACGAGAAGAAGCACTTGCACAACAGCTTGCTGAAATGAGGAAGCGAAAAAGAAAGCTAGTAGATCCACTGCAATTTGAGATGAGTATACAGGCTGAGGATTTATCAAATTATGTGCCTTCGTTTGGTTGGGAAATGGCTCCGCCTTCTCAAAAACAAGTAAAGGCACTAGAAAAGTTAGGTATTTTACCTGATGAAATAGGCAATGCAGGTAAAGCATCAAAGCTTTTAGACAGACTAGATAAGCGAAGAGAAGAGGGATTAACAACTCCTAAACAAATACGATTCCTAGAGAGTAAAGGCTTCCAGCATGTAGGCACATGGCAGTTTGAAAGTGCAAGACATCTCATAGATAGGATTGCTGCTGGTGGATGGAGAGTGCCAAGAAATATAGACCCTAAAACATATGTCCCTAATTAGTGGAGAGAGATAAGGCTATGGATAAAGAAAAAGAGAAACTTTATATTGTTTGCAATTCAGCGAAAGAAATAGCTCCAAGACATATACTGAGAATTTATAAGCGGAAAGCAGATGCATATAAATTCTTGGGTAAGTATGTCTCAGAGCTAAATAATAGCACCTATACTGGATATCTAAGTATAGCAGAAAAGGTGGTAGGTGATAATGATGATTTAACAATTTTAGGAGAAAAAGATGGAATATAACAACTTTTTAGAATTATTAAATTACATACAGCCATCCTCACTAGATTATCAGGAATGGATAAACGTGGGAATGGCTCTAAAACATGAAGGCTTTTCTGCGGATGTATGGGACGATTGGAGCAAAGCAGATAGAAGATATAAGCCTGGTGAATGTTATAGAAAATGGAACACTTTCACCGGCACATCTTCACCTGTAACTGGCGGAACTATATACCAGCTTGCCGTAGATGCAGGATGGAAGCCTGAAAAAACATCTCATGAGCTTAATTGGGATGATGAGATAGATAAAGACTATCAGATTGTAGAAAAGGAATGGGTGGAAGGTATCGAAATAAAAGAACCTGACGTATGGAATCCTGTTAATGATCTCATTAAGTATTTGGAAATATTATTTGATAGTACTGAAAATGTCGGTTATGTAACTGAGGTTTGGGAGAAGGATGGTAAATATATGCCATCTAAGGGGAACTATGACAGAACCGCAGGACAGCTCATAGAGCAGTTATCTAAGTGCGATGGTGATATAGGTTCAGTTCTTGGTGACTACAGAGAGGAAGCGGGCGCTTGGATTAGATTTAATCCACTTGATGGAAAAGGCGTTAAGAATGACAACGTAACTGATTACAGATATGCATTGGTAGAATCCGATTCAATGGATCTAGATAAACAAAATGCACTCATTAGAGAGCTCGAGCTTCCGATTGCAACTCTCGTATATAGTGGTAAAAAGTCGCTACACGCTGTTGTAAGGATAGATGCTAGGGATTACACCGAATATCGCAAAAGAGTTGATTATATCTACTCTATTTGTAAAAAGAACGGGCTAGAGATTGATACTCAGAATAAGAATCCTAGTAGATTATCAAGAATGCCTGGAGTGATAAGAAATGGTCGGAAGCAGTTCCTAATTGATACAAATATAGGTAAATCATCATATGAAGAGTGGTATCAGTTTATAGAGGATATTAACGACGACCTCCCGGACCCAGAGGGACTCGAGGCTTATTGGGATGACATGCCAGAGCTAGCGCCAGAGTTAATACATGGAGTACTTAGACAAGGTCATAAGATGCTCATTGCAGGACCATCTAAAGCAGGTAAGTCATTTGCTCTAATAGAGATGTGTATAGCGATAGCAGAGGGTAACAAGTGGCTAAACTGGCAGTGTGCGCAAGGTAGGGTTCTATATGTAAATCTAGAGCTTGATAGAGCCTCTTGTTTACATAGGTTTAGAGATGTATATGAGGCATTAAACATAGCCCCTGAAAACATCAATAATATCGATATTTGGAACCTCCGCGGAAAGACTGTACCGATGGATAAATTAGCCCCTAAATTAATCCGTAGAGCGATTAAAAAGGACTACATAGCAGTTATTATTGACCCTATATATAAAGTGCTTACAGGCGACGAAAACAGCGCAGATCAGATGGCTCATTTCACTAATCAATTCGATAAAGTGGCTACTGAGTTAGGGTGCAGTGTTATTTATTGTCACCACCACTCTAAGGGTGCCCAGGGCGGTAAGAAGAGCCTAGATAGAGCTTCCGGAAGTGGAGTATTCGCTAGGGACCCAGATGCTCTTATAGACTTAATAGAGCTTGAATTAACAGATGAAATATATTCAATGCAGCTTAATCAGGCCAAGTGTAAAGTCTATGAAAATGCAATTAAAAAGCATAATCTTGGCTATTACGAGGAACATGTAGGCATAGATGACACTATGAGTTTACCTCAGATGAGTGAGCACGCTAATAGGGCCTTAACTAAGTCTACACTGACAAAGTGTTCTATAGAGTGTAACACTGCGGAGGAAAGAATTCGCACACTTAGCGCTTGGAGAATCAGTGGTACGTTAAGAGAATTTGCCAAGTTTAAGCCTGTAGATATGTGGTTTAAATATCCAAAACATGAGATTGATGATGTAGGAATACTCGCAGATATTGAGCTTGGTGATGATAAGCCAGCATGGAAAAAAGCCGTTGAGAATCGTAAGAAAAATGCTAAACAGTCAAAGGAAAATAAGCTAAATGAATTCGAAATTGAATTCGCTAATCTTGAACTAGATGGTGAGGTTCTCATGTCTGAATTGGCAAATGCATTAGGGTTATCTTCACATAGACAGATTGGAATTTGGCTCGGTAATAGTAAAAAATCTAGACCCGAATACAAGGAAAGATTTGAGACTTATACAGGAGAAGATGGACAACGATATGTAAAAAGGAAAGATGTGTGAGGGGTACGGCAGACCATAAAAACATAGTTGGTTGTACCCGTATGACAGACTATAAAGTTTATAGTTCGCTGTATGGGTACGGTAGACCATAAATTTATAGTCAACCGCATGGGTACAGACCCCTATACTACGTATAGGTATTGTCATACCCCCCATGCAAGCATGTACATACCCCTATGTGGTGGGGCGGATAATGCTGCCGCCCCGCCCACACATAGGGATAGTGATACATGCACCGCGCGAGAGGGAGGCGTCGAAAAGATGATTGAATTTTTTATGCCGATGATTCCGCCTAGTGTGACTCATCAGGAAAAGAAAGTTAGGGTAGTAAAAGGTAAGCCCGTTCTTTACGAACCTGATGCATTAAAGACTGCTAGGGGTAAATTGATAGGGCATTTAGTACATCATGTACCAGAGCGGAAAATAACTAGACCTATTAGGCTGGTAGTCAAGTGGTGTTTTCCGATTAGGCAGACTAAGTGTGATGGGCAGTATAAAGATACTAAGCCAGATTTAGATAACGCTCAAAAGTTATTACAAGACTGTATGACTTATGTGGGATTTTGGAAAGATGATGCTCAGATAGCAAGTCTTATTTGTGAAAAGTTCTGGGCAAAGATTCCAGGAATTTACATTAGGGTTGAAGAGTTAGAGGAGGTGTAAGATGCGTATGACTGATTTAATGAATATCGCCAATCATTACGGACTAAAGCATCAACTTGTTAAGTGCAAGGAAGAGCTAGGTGAACTTATAAAGGCTATCGATTCATTGGACGAAAAGGCAATTGTTGAGGAGATAGCTGACGTTGAGATTATGATTGACCAATTAAAGTATCTTATGTGCGCTTCTGTAATTGTCGAACACTATCGAGACTATAAGATATCTAGGCAGTTAGGCAGAATTGCGAAGGAGCAGAGTCATGAGTGTGATAACTAAAGAGGAGCTACTACGAATTCCAAAGCTACGTAAGCATATCAAGCGCAAGATGCAGCGCATCGAACTGTACGAGACTAAGGCTACTGGCGGAGCCATCGAGTACAAGGAGCGTGTGCAATCAAGTGTGTGCGACTCAGCTAGCGACTGTCTGAGTATGGCGGTTGACCTAAGGGTGGAAGTTGAACGAGATATAGATGAGCTGCATGAATTGGTGAACAAAGCTGCATTATTTGCTGATACGTTAAGCGACCCACTGGAGAGGGATATCGTGTATGCAAGATATGTACGGGGGTTAGAGTGGGAAGAATCTGTTGATTCATTGCATTGGGCTAGGTCGTGGGTTTTTAAGAAGCATAGAGATATTATACGTGTTCTCCAAAAAAGAGACTAAAGAGGACTTGAAGAGACCCACATCTTTGATTTATGATATACTCAAGCAAAGCTAGAGAGGGGGAGAATAGACCCCACACCCGAGTTTTCCTTACAAAGACTTAAATCGTTAAGAGACGTGGCAGGTAGTCACGTCTTTTTCGTTGTGATACAATCAGGGCATAGTCTTGTAGGGAGGATAGATAATGAAAATTCAGCACATTACTCTAAATGGAGACACTAATAAATTTAAAAATGAAGATATCACGGAGACACGATTTAATGGGTTTTCGCATTTTAATGAATTTGATATTAATGTTTTAGATTTAACGGATAAATACATTTGGATAAATAATTATAATTATACAACGTATGTGAATTGCCAAAAGGATTTTGTGTCTATTAGTAAAATTATCAATGAAATATATTATGAAAACACATCTAAGGTATTAGTAATATTGCCACAGAATAGCCGCTTTAGATATGATCGAAAAAGTGCTAATGAATATTATAAACATATTGATTTAAAAGATATGGTTGAAGATCTAAGAGATGGTGTTTTAAATCCTTTGTTGGTCTACAGCATTAGGTTAAAATATGCCAAGTCAAAAACCATAATAGATGGTGAAGAATTCAATTCTGATTTCTTAATTAATGACTCGGATAGCCTGAGACAAAAATTATCAAATAAATCTGGAATAGTATCAACTAATGATAAAAATTGTTGCTACACAACTTTAGAAATTTTAAATAATGAACAACTGGAATTATTCTTAAAAAGAATTGGCTGGATCAAAGAGAACAAAGAAAACGTTCCTGATTGGATGGAGGACGTAACTATGTTTGATGATGTAATTCAAAGAGAAAAGATTAAAATAGCAGAGCAGGAAATCAAAGACCAAGAAGCAAAAATAACAGCTGCCAATGAAAAGCTTATCGAGAACGAAAGATATAAATCTATTTTGTATACACAGGGTGATGAATTAGCTGATGTTGTAAAGGATATGATAGAACAGCTATTTGATATAGACTTGTCTGGATTTACAGATGTGAAGAAAGAAGATTTTGCGTTCAAGTTAGATGATAAATTCGTAATTGGCGAAGTGAAAGGTGTAACAAGTCAAGTAACTACGCAACATTTATCTCAGCTGGATAATCATCTTACTAGTTTTTCAGAAAAGAACAGTGTAAGTGAGGATGATGTGATAAGGCTTTTAATTATTGACAGCCAAAGGAAAATACCTGTAGCTGAACGAGTTCCTGTAGATCAACAACAGATAGATAAAGCCGAGAATAAATATGGCTCGTTGATAATTGAGACAAAAGAATTCCTTAAAATGTTTGAAAAATTTAAGAATGGAGATTTAAACAGAGAGGCTTGTATTGATTTGATAAATCAAAAAGGAATATTGAAAATAGATTAGCACCAAAGAGTCCTTCGGGGCTCTTTTTTAGTACTTACAAAACGACGAAAAGAGAGGTGGTGAGGCTTGGCAAAGGAAAAGTACGAACTAGCTGAACAAGATTATATGAACGGCATGAAATATAAAGACATTGCCGATAAATATGGTGTTAGTCTCAACACGGTAAAGTCGTGGAAGAAGAGATATAACTGGGATAGAAAAGGGTGCACACAAAAAAAGAAAAAGGGTGCACACAAAAATGCTATTGCACAGCTTGGTAACAAGAATGCTACGGGTCCTGCGGGCAATAAGAACGCCGAGAAGTACGGATTCTTTTCAAAGTATCTCCCGGAGGAAACACTTGATATCGTACAGGCTGTTGAAAAGGCTAATCCACTTGACCTATTGTGGCATCAGATACAGATTGCTTATGCTGCCATTATCAGAGCGCAGCGAATTGCGTTTGTGGAGAATGAATATGACAAGACAATTGAACAAGTAGAGGCTAAAAAAGGTAATATAGTCGGCGCAAAATGGGAAGTACAACAGGCATGGGACAAGCAGAATAACTTCCTTAAAGCCCAGGCGAGGGCTCAAGGAGAGCTACGGAGCTTAATAAAGCAGTATGATGAGATGCTACACCGCGACTGGGATATGGCAACGGAGGAGCAGAAATCAAGAGTTGAATATATTAAGTCAAAGACAGCTGCTGTCAATAAAGCTTTAACCGGAGAAGGAGCAGAGATTGAAGATGTTGATGACCTAGAGGAAGAGATATATGGAAGTATCGAAGAGTAAAGAACCTGTTAAGAGAAAGAGTATACCTTACAGGTTTGGAGAGAAGCACAAGGCATATATGAGGCGATCTAGGGACTGTACATACAATGTTGCAGAAGGCTCTATTCGTGCTGGTAAAACGACGGACAACATATTCGCTTTTGCTCATGAGCTGAAGAGATCACGTGACAAAATTCATTTGGCCACAGGATCAACACTTGGAAATGCAAAGCTCAATATTGGAGATGCAAATGGCTTCGGGCTTGAACATATATTTAGAGGACAGTGTCGCTGGGGAAAATTCAAGGGTAACGAAGCTCTGTATATACAAGGCCCATCAACAAAAAGAAAACTAAGAGTAGTTATATTTGCAGGTGGCGGTAAGGCTGATTCTTATAAAAAAGTTCGTGGTAACTCATATGGTATGTGGATAGCTACAGAGATAAATCTGCATCATGACTCCATGATAAAAGAGTGTATCAACCGTACAGCGGCCGCAAAGATGCGTAAATTCTTTTGGGATTTAAACCCAGATAATCCATATGCATCGATATACAAGGATTACATAGACAAATATGCTGAGAAAGCAGCTGCAGGTGAGTTTCCCAGTGGATATAATTACGAGCATTTCACCTTGTTTGACAACGTAACGATTAGCAAGCAGAGGCAGCAAGAACTGATGGCAGACTATGATCCTGAAACAATATGGTACAGGAGAGACATACTCGGAGAGAGGTGTGCTGCCGAGGGTATCATATATAAAAGCTTTGCTGATAATCCAAGCAAGCATATTCGGATATTCAAGGACTATAGCGAAAAGCAGGAATGGTTAAGAACCATACACTTTATCTCAATAGGGATAGACTTTGGAGGAAACAGATCGCTAACAACATTTGTAGCTTCAGCAATCCACTACAGATTCCGGGAGATCGATGTAGTGAAAGACGCAAATATCGAAGGGAAAAAGGGGGATATAGATCCGGACAAGCTTAATAAGAGCTTCTTGATATTTTACGAGGAGCTGAAGAGGGAGTTTCCAGGAATCCCTATACTCTACATATTTGCCGATAATGAAGCACAGTATCTGATAAATGGATTGGCCAAAGCATGTAGGGCAGCGGGTATCACAGCAAGCATAGGTGATAGTGCAAAGAAGAAGATTACGGATCGTGTGTACTGCGGTAATACATTGCTGGCTAGTGGAAGGATGAAGGTATTACCGGAGTGCAAACTTCTGATAGCTGGTCTTAAATCAGCAATATGGGATCCAAAGGAAGCTGAAAAAGGAAAGGATGTTCGCCTAGATAATTTTAGCAGTGACATAGATATATTAGACGCATGGGAATATTCATGGGAGCGATTTATGAAAAAGCTGCTTCCTGAATCCAAAAGGAGTAACTGATGAATATAAATACCGTTATTGATCACTTAAATAAAAAGTACGACATAAATCTTGATAGTAGCTATTACCAAAATATATCGATATGGAGAGACTGGTGGATGGGATATTATGCTCCGTTTCATACCTTTGCAGAGGTTGGTTTAGATGGCAAGAAGAAAGAGCGCAAACTCTATACGCTAAAGATGGCGAAGCAAGTATGTGAGGACTGGGCATCAGGACTACTGAATGATGAGCTGCATATCGCTATTGATGATGAAGCATCCGAGACATACATACTCGGAGAAAAGGATGATGCTGAAGAGGGAAAAGAGGACAAGAAACCTAAGAAAGATATATTCAAGGGAGTGCTTAGAAACAATGCCTTCCGTCAGCAAGGTAATCGACTGATAGAAAAGAGCTTTGCATTCGGTACAGGTGCATTTGTGTTAAGAGCCGAAAATATAAAGCTCGGTAGGAATAATAAGATAATCCCAAACCCAGATATAAATATTCGGATTGAGTATCTATCTGCAGACCACATAATCCCTCTGTCTGTACATGCAGGCAAGATAACAGAGGTTGTATTTACATCAGAAGTGCTGCAGTTAGGTGAGAAGATGATATACCTTGAAACACACAGGCTGATAGATGGACAGTATGTAATTACAAACGAGTACTTCAAAGCTGAAGAAGGTAGCCTTATAAAGCAAGAGCTTCCAGATGGAATACTTGAAGAAATGACAACAGGGGGAAACGTTCCTCTGTTTTCTATCGTTATGCCAAACATTGAGAATAACATAGCTCCAGGCTCCCCTCTAGGAATTTCCGTATTTGCAAATGCAATAGACAACCTTGAAGGCGTAGATCTTGCATATAACAATTTCAATAAGGACTTCAAGCTTGGTGGCAAAAAGGTATTTATGAATAGCCGCATTGTTCGTAGAAATGAAAGGGGAGAGACTATCACTCCTGATGATGTAGCACAGCAGCTATTTGTAGAAACAGGTGATGACCTGATAGATGATGACGGAACGAAAAAGTTCATTCAAGAACACAACCCATCCCTCAGAGTATCCGAGAATATAGAGGGCGTTCAGGCCCAGCTAGATTTACTATCGTTTAAGTGCGGACTAGGAACAAAGTTCTATCACTTCAATAGTGGTACAGGGGCCGTGCAAATAACCGCGACAGAGTATATGGGTGGTCGTCAAGATTTGACTAGAAACACAGGAAAGCACTCCTTGGTTGTTATAAATGCACTTGAGTCACTTATCAGGTCGATACTGTGGGTTAGAAAGCAGTTCGGGGGCGGTGAGCTAGACCCCGAAACAAAGATTGAAATAGATCTCGGAGACAGTTTCATTTCTGATAGTGCATCTGAAAGGGCGCAAGATATGCAGGATGTAAGGGAAGGTATTATGAATAAATGGGAGTATAGAGCTAAGTGGTATGGAGAAAGTGACGACACTGCAAAAGCTAATATTCCTGAAAGCACTTATGAAGAGGATCCATTCGGGTTTAATCAAAAATAGAACAGCTGATAGTTAAGGAGGATATATGCTTACACCGGAATTCTTGCATGAGGCACCAGAAGGCTTACTTGAACTATATAGAGAAGCAGAAGAAGCAATGTTGGCCGATATGGCAAGACGTATATCCACATATGATTTCTATATCCCAGCTGCACAGTGGCAGAAGAAAAAACTCAAAGCAATGGGAATGATGGAATCCGAGATAAACAGGAGACTGTCACAGCTTACAGGTAGAAGCCTCCAAGAAATCAAGGAGCTTATGAAAGAAGCGGGAATGGAGACAATAGCTAGTGATGACCGAATCCATTCGATGGCAGGAAAGAAATGCCCACCACTAGAAGCTAGTCCATCCCTAATCGCAACAATAAATTCCGGTTATAGGAGGACAGAAAAGGTATTTCGTAATCTTACAAGAAGTACCGCTATTAATGCATATAAACAATTTAGCAATATACTTGACCAGGCATATATGCAAATATCTTCTGGAGCATTTGATACAGAAACAGCCATAAGAAATGCAATCAAGGCATTAGCTGAAAAAGGGATTGATTCTGTAAGATATCCTTCGGGGCGCGTGGATAATATAGAAGTGGCAGCTAGGAGAGCTATTGTTACGGGTATTAATCAGACAGCCGGAGATATGCAGCTCGCCAGAGCGGAAGATGTCGATAGCGAATACGTGGAAACGACAGCACACGCCGGAGCACGTCCGGAACATGAGGTGTGGCAAGGCAAGGTTTTTAAACTGCATGGTGAAGAACCGGGATATCCTAACTTCTATGAAGCTACAGGGTATGGAACGGGACCAGGGCTATGTGGATATAATTGCAGGCACAATTTTCATCCGTTCTATCCTGGATTATCAACTCCTGCTTATAGCGATGAGATGTTGGCCGAATATGCAGCTAAGGATTACTTATACAATGGCAAGAATTATACAGAGTATGAAGTATCTCAGATGCAGAGGTATTACGAAAGGGCTAGGAGAAGATGGAAACGAGAATACCTAATGCAGGAGGCTGCGGGTCTTGATACAACAGAATCTAGTGTAAAGATGCGCTCATATATGGAGAAACTTAAGAATCTAGAAGCGCAAACAGGTGTATTGTCGCAACAAGACCTCATGGCGGTAGCAGGTTTTGGAAAAGTAGAAGCTGGTAAAACTCAATGGGAGGCAAGAAAATATTACAAACGATTTCGTGAAGCTTATTCACTTGAAGGTCAAGGGATGAGAAAAACACTTGCAAGCTATTACGACATGAAGTACAATAACCCTCCTGAGTACAAGATTTTCAAAAAATATATGTTGGCTGTTAATAAAGCTGAGTTTTCCCCACTAACTGGGTTTTTTGTATATAGAGAAACAGCACGTCAGATTGAAGAGCAGATTATGGGGCTAAAGACGCCGCAGAATATCGAGATTATGGATTATTCCTCTCATTTTGTCGGCAGAATGATTGGGCGTTCTGCTTTGGATAGAGAATATAATAGAGCAGGTGTTAGTGTTGAGCAATTAAAAGCTTGTATAACTAATGGAAAAGAGAAAAAGTCCGAACGTCATAAAGATACTATAGTGTTGATAGGCTCAGGATGCCAAGTTACATATAATCCTAAAACTGGTATGCTTGTACAAACTAACAGAAAGGATAGAGGGATATGATTGTTGTAGAAATAAGCGGTGAAGAACAAGAATTTTTAAAACCATATGTAGAGGAATGGTCTGAGCTAGCAGCAATTAAATTGGAACGTACTGATATTAGGAAATACCTTGATGCTCTTGATGACATGATTCTATGCTATGGTTTTGATAAAAAGATGGAGTTCTATAACGAGATTGGGGAAGGTGCACAATTGATATATGATCGCGTTTTAGATGCATGTGATGATTATGATGACAGAAAAGGTGAAGAGGAGTAATAGACTCAAAACGTTAAGTAATAGTTGGATTTTAAAGCAGGCCAAGCGGTCTGCTTTTTACATGCAAAGAAAAGGAGGGATAATGGAATCCTTAGAATTAAAAGACAAGGTAAATATACTTGGGACAGAATACAGTATCAAGAGGCAAAAGGAAAAAGAAACTTCCAAGCTAGAACATTCAGACGGCATCTGTGAATTTTATTCAAAGGAGATTGTAATTGATGACTTTGAACCAACTTCGGAAACAGTTGCCAATCCAAATTTATATAAAAAGAAGGTGTTAAGACATGAGATTGTACACGCCTTTCTATATGAATCCGGACTTGATGTAAATTCAGAATGGGCAAGAAATGAAGAGATTGTTGACTGGATAGCACTTCAAGCTCCAAAACTACAAAAAGCATTTGAAGAGGCAGGGTGCTTATAACATTAGATAAATTGCAGAGGGTGCGCACCTCTGTTTTTTATATTCGCCCAGTCAAGGCGTAAAACTGACGGAATTTTATTACTCGCCTGCTCATCGGCGTAAAATGTGAGCCGCATCGGCGTCGCCTGCCGTAAAAGATTGCGTAGCGGATAAAAGAATGGAGGACACAATGAAAAGAGAAGAGATCGAGAAAGTTTTGAAGGAAGCTGGAGTATCTGATGAAAAACTGAAAGATACCGTCGAAAACATCCTGGCAGAAAATGGCAAGGATATTAAAGCAGCACAGGACAAGACAGCACAGGACAAACAGAAAGAACTTGATATTGCTGATCAGACTATCAAGGGTCTGAAAGAGAAGGTCGATAAGTTCGATGGGGTCGATGTTGACAAGCTGCGTAATGATGCCAAGGAATGGCAGGATAAGTATGATGCTGATATTGCAGCAGAGAAAAAGAAGACTAGCGACCTACAAAAGGAATACGCCTTAAAGGATGCACTAAGAGGTCAAGGTGCACTGGATCCTGATTACATCATGTATAAGCATGGTGGCATCGATAAGTTTGCTTTTGATAGCCAGGGTAACCCTATTGGTCTATCTGACATCCTAAAGCCAATGATGGAAGCATCCCCCGCATTGTTTAAAAAGGATGATGCCGACAATGGTGCAACTGGCGGAGCAGGTGGATTCTCAAGTGGTGGAAATCACGGAGGCGGAACAGAACCTGATCTCGACAAATTATCGGATGAAGAGTATTACAAAAGACTCGAAGAAAAAGAAAGGAAGTAAGAATTATGCCAAACAATTTTCTTGAAGTAAAAAATATCGCAAGACAGACACTGCCTAGACTAATGAACAATCTAGTGTTCCCTAACCTAGTGCACAGAGATTTCTCAAATGATTTTGTTCCAGGACTTGGAACCAAGATTCAGGTTAAGAAGCCTGTAAAACTCATTGCAGAGGAATTCAATGAGTCACAGGGAGTTAAGCCACAGGGAGTCAATGAGGAATCTGTAGAGGTTAAGCTAGATAAGCTAGCTACAGTAGATGTGGAGTTTAGCGCAATACAGAGAGCTACTAACGTAGATGACCTAAACAGACTCTTTCTTGAACCAGCAGCAGTCGCTCTGGCAGAGAAGATAAACAATGATGGACTAGATCTATATAAGTTCATTCCTACGGCTGTGGGAAAGGCAGGTACGACACCATCTGAACTAACGGATCTTGCAAATGTAAGAAAGCAGCTTAATAAGCAGCTCGTGCCAGTTGCTGGAAGAGTTGGAGTGTGGGACACCGAAGCTGATGCTGCATTCTCCACTGTACCAGCAATCGTTAATGCTGAGAAGTCAGGTTCTACGAGTGCTCTCAGAGAGGGCTCAATCGGTAGAGTAATGGGACTCGATAACTACATGTCCCAGGCTGTGAGAAAACATACTGCAGGTACGCTTAAGGTGACTGGGGATAAAATCACCGTTAAATCTCAGGTTGAAGATTCCGATGAGGTTGTTCTTAAAGGAGCAGGCATGACTGGAACCCTTGTAAAAGGAGACATTATCACTATTGTGGGTAATCAGTATTTAGTCACAGAGGATACATCAGCTTCTGGAGATGAAATCCATGTTAATGTAACACCAAAGATCACAGCAAATGCAGACGTGCAGGCAGTGCTACTCAAGAGCCACACTGCAAACCTTGCATTTAATCCTATGGCTTTTGCATATGTAACAAGACCACTTCAGGCACCAGCAGGAGTTGAGAGCTACGTAACTAGCCACAATGGAATCTCTCTTCGTGTAGTAAGAGGTTACAACATGGAGAAGAAGAAGGAAATGCTGTCGATGGATGTACTCTACGGTTACACAGCGATTTACCCTGAACTTGCGACAAGAGTGCTTGGATAAGCAAGGAGGCCTTAATGGTTGAATATAAGTTTTACACGGACAAATTCTGCGGCAAGGCAATATCCGAGGAAGACTGGCGGGGGCGTGAAGCTTTCGCCAGTGCTTATATTCGAAAGCATTTCGTAGGATTTGATGTTGATGCAGATGATTATAAGCATGGTATATGTGCTGTTGCAGAGGCAAAGCAGACCGTAGATCAGGGGGTGCTGGAGAGTCAGACTGTAGGTTCATGGTCAAAGCACTACAGCGTGAATAGTATGTCTGATAAAGATAGGCTCCTTAATGCAGCCATGCTATATCTATCCGAATATCGGAAGGGAGTTGAGTGGGCGTGAACATGTTTACGCAGACTGTAACGATTTATCACGAAGTGGAAGACAAGAAGTGGTTAACAAGGGTGATAAATGATGTGCATGTAGAGAAGATCGCGGGTGAAACAATCAGAAAGCACGGTGTTGAAGCTGCATCTAAACTGATTGCATATATACCACTTTCATCTATCAATGATGTAATCATAGAAAAAGGTGACATCATATACGATGGGATTTCACCTGTAACAGCCATAAATAAGGCAAATGATATCTTATATCACAAGGACGCATTTCTCGTCACATCGGCTGAAAATTTTGATTTTGGTGATGGGCAGAAGCATATAGTGGTGGTGGCAAGATGACAAACAAAATAGAAACACCACGGGGGTGCATTGTTATAACTAAGGATGGCACTGCGGAGCTAAAGTGGAATCCAGGATTTGGAAGTCAATGGGGCAAAAGCTTTGATAAAGCTCAAAAGTTTATTGACCATGAAGTAATTAGGTTATGCAGCCCAATGGTTCCATTTCGCTCGGGTATGTTAGATAAGTCCGGCATACTAGGAACTGTACCAGGTGAAGGTGAAGTAGTGTATAACGCACCATATGCTAGATATCACTACTACGGAAGGCTGATGGTTGGGAAAGCACCTAAGAAGCTTACAAACCGTAATATGCAGTATCACGGAGCACCTAGGAGAGGTCCTAAGTGGTTCGAACGAATGAAGAGGCAACATCTACACAGCATACTATCCGGAGCTGCTGCAATAACGAGGGGATAAAACTAATGAGTATCATTAAAAATGTACAAGATTATTTAGCCAAGTATGATGGAATGCAGCTTATAAATATGTCAGAGATGGAAACGGACTATACACCAGGAAAGAGAGGAGTAAAAGGTGGAACTTCCGCACTTGCACCAACAGGGAATTCTAGAACGAGGACGGATGTTCTTGGGAATAAGACCTATGAAAATTCATATATCTTTTTCGCAAAGGATTTGGCCGTAGATAATTCTGCGAGAGAAGATATGTATGACTTTTTGGAGTCTCTTTCAGAATGGATTGAAACAAAGATTGATGAAGGACTCCTCCCTGAATTACCAGGTAAGTATGAAGCGATCAATCTAGTTCCATCAAATCATATGCTGTATGACATCGAGGAAAGTGGTGCAGGAGTATATCAAGTAGAGTTAATACTAACAATCAAGAAGAGAAAATAGGAGGACAATATGAGCAATGTAATTAAAAGAGAACTATGGCAGACGTTTTTAGGAATTCCGGATGCAGGTGGAACCAACTTTGACTACGAGGCAATTGGAGAAGATAACGATACATTGACTGAAGAGCTCAATGCCAATGTCAGCAAGACCAAAAATGTTCTTGGTAAGAACAGTACGGCAGTAGACGGTTATTCTCCAAGTATGTCTGTTTCGCCTTATAAGGCGGATAAGGGGACAAAGACCTTTGCATTTCTAAAAGGAATTGCTGATGGTCTCAAGACACATGGTGACTGTGAGACACACGTAATAGACGTAGACCTATTTGCTGAACCAGAATCATCTGAATATCCAGCAATCAAGAAGGGTGTAATCGTAGAGGTTAAGTCTCTTGGAGGCAACACGGATGCTTTCCAGATTCCTTACGAGCTACACTATACGAATGTGAATGAGAAGGGTAAGTTCAACCCTACTACAAAGAAATTCACAAAGACTCTATAAGGATAAGAAAGGATAATAGGTCATGGCTGGTACAAATTTGAATTTTGATACCGGGACAATCACCCTGTATGTGCAGGGTGATCCATCCCGGAAGTTTTCGTTTAATCCTACAGATCAAAAAGTGCTCAAAGGCTTTTTGAGACTGGTTGATGAAGCGGAAGAAAAGATGAAGGATTTTTCAAAGAGGGCAGAAGGTATTGAGGAGTCAGGAGATATTACTGAAGCTGAATTCACTACTCAAACTGCAGACCTTATGGATGATATAGATATTTGGTTTAGAGGTGCTTTTGATAGTATTTTTGGTGAAGGACAGGCTCAAATTGTTTTTGGAGACACATCCTCCGTTGCTATTAATAGTGATGGGGAATATATCATGATAGCAATGCTCATGGCCTTGTATCCTATCTTTGAGAAAGAAATTCAAACTAGATCCGATAGAATCGACAAGGTTTACTCTGAAATAGTAGAGGAATTACCTACAGAGAAAAAGGAGCTGCCTACAGAAGAAGTAATTAATGCTACTGAAGAGGCAGAAGAAGAGAATGCTGACACTGATATTGCCGAATAGCATTAAGCTAGGAGAAAAGGAATATTCTATCAGGAGTGATTATAGAGCTGGTATCCGTTTGATGCAGATGTTTGAAGATCCTGAACTGACAGACAGTGAAAAGCTTTTTATAGCAATGAAGGTAATCTTCAAAGATGCAGTAATTCCAGGAGTTTATTTACAGAAAGCACTAGAGAAAACAGTGTGGTTTCTAAACGGTGGAGAGCTGAATCAAACATCTTCTGCCGGCAATCAAAGAAGACTATATTCATGGAATCAGGATTTGAGATTCATAATAGCGGCAGTAGATAGAACCGTGGGGGTTTCCGTTCGTGGAAAAGCCTTTTTTCATTGGTGGGACTTTCTATCAGCCTTTTCAGAAATAGGGGAATCCAGTTTCACAACGATAGTATCTCAACGTTTGCTGAAACAAAAGGGTAAGCAAACAGAAAGTGATATTGAATGGTGGGCGGAAAATGCAGATATTGCAGAACTTAAGGTTCAAAGGTCAAAAGAGGAACAAAATGCTGTAGATAGGTTCAATAAATTACTTAAAGAAGGGAATGGTTAGTTATGGCTCAAGAATATGCAGGATATCTGATGTTCAATACAAAGCTCGACTCAGGTGGCTTTAATAAGGGCGCTAAAAAGATAGGTGGCATGGGAGGTAAGCTTACAGATCAGCTTGCAAAATATGCAAAACGCGGAGCTATAGCTATGGGAACAGCTATTACAGCTGCTATGGTATCTGGTGTTAAGTATAATGCTCAAATGGAGCAGTACTATCAGTCTTTTAAGACAATGCTTGGTAGCACAAAGGAAGCTACAAAGCACATGCAGATGCTCAAGAAATTTGCCGCAGAGACACCGTTTGAAATGACGGATCTAGCAAATGCATCTCAAACGCTATTGGCATTTGGAGAGAATGTCAATCTGATAGAAGGTGACCTCAAAATGCTTGGAGACATATCCCTTGGTAACAAGGAGAAGTTCTCGGCATTGGCTCTGGTATTTGGTCAGGTTAAGTCACAGGGCCGTCTGATGGGGCAAGATTTACTACAGATGATTAATGCAGGCTTTAATCCGCTTACTATCATATCCAAGAAGACCGGAAAGAGTATGGCGCAGTTGAAGGATGAAATGGCAAAAGGTCAAATCACCTTTGATATGGTAGCGGATGCTATGAAGACAGCAACATCTGCAGGTGGTCAGTTTAATGATGCTATGAAAACGCAGTCAAAAACTGTAATCGGTCTTTGGTCTACCCTCAAGGATAATGTCCACGCAAAACTTGGAGAAGCAATGGAGAGCGTAAGCAACATAATTAAATCATCACTTCTTCCTAACGCTATCAAATTCGTGGATAAATTCAACGTAAAAAAGACTGTAGCTGGAGTAAGAACACTTATTGATGTTCTCAAGATAGTATCTCCTCTTATTGCAGGTTTATATGTAGCACCAAGAGTAACTTCTGGTGCTGGTGCGCTAGCTGGCCTTTGGAGTAGAGGACTGCTAGAAGCAAAGAAATACAAAATTGAGATGGCAGCTATTGCACGTTTGAGCTTGAAAGGTACCAAGGCAGAAATATCCGGTGTTGGTGTAGTGGTTGGATTATTGACTCAGAAGCTTACACTTGCAGAAGCAAAGACTCTTGCGCTAGGTAGAGCGCAAGCTGTAATGGCCGGAATCAACCCTTATGTAGCTATAGTAGTTGGTGTACTGGCGTTTGTAACAGCAGTGGAGCTGGCAAAGAAGACGATGCAGGCACATGCTCTGGAAGCAGACAAAGATTACAGCGCAGTTTTAAAACTTGCCAAGGCTAACGAGGAAGCGGAGAAGGCATATAACAGCCAGAGAAGAGCAGCTGCAAATGATATGATTCAAAAAGGTGCAGAAGTAGAAAACGCTATTAATCTCAAGAGAGAGCTTGATGGCATCGTGGATGCATCCGGACGTGTCAAAAAAGGTTATGAAGGTAGAGCAGCTGCAATCGTATCA